ATTCAACACATTCATAAACTGATCTATATTATCACACACTACTTCCTTCCTCTCTCCTTCATTGGAGTAGAGGTAAAAAGTTTTCTTGAGTGGGTCTACGACACACTTCATTAAATATTCTTCATCCATCCACGCACTCACCATACTCATATATTATAACACCCATGTCAAGGTCTACTATACCAGAAGGAAAGAACAAATCTCTCTGCTTCCTCAACTTTACTCACATAGTGAAGATGTTGCGAATTAGAGAAAATAACCAATTTACCCTTTTCTGGTTTTATTTCAATATCTTCAAAAACTGTAGATCCACCCTTAAAGTCATCATTTAAATAAAGCATCGCTGCAAACACATCTGGTCTATGAACATTATTATCATCAACATGAGGTTTCATAAATGTACCAATAGGCCATCTCACAACTCCAACATAATCTAATACTATTTCACTCTCAAATGTCTTACAACGATTTGTTACATTATTGATAACACCACCAAATAATTCATCCGTTGTCGAATTCATATCTATAGGATCTACATTACCACCCAAATATTTTGCACCATAGTTCTTATCAAATGGTTGATTTGGAATGTATGTAAGACTTTCATTTGGATCTGAATGTGTTACAGCATCCAAAGAACGATCTTCTTTCTTAACATCAAAAAGGTCAATGAAAGGTTCACATAGAGAGGAATCTAAAAAATTATCCTCTATGTATATAAGTTTTCTCATTATATTGTTACAGTATTTGGCAATCCTCTGTATTGTGGGTCATTAAATCTATTTGGATCTTCTGGATCAGGTGCTGTATTTGGATTAAAGTTTGGATCAGGATAAGCTTCCCAAGTCTCACCTTCATATTCTACATGTAATGGGTTAATATCCTTTCTCTCTGCATATACATGATAGAAACAATCAATAGGTAATCCACCATTTGCTTGTAAATATATAAATTCTTCATCCCATCTCTTCACAATAATATCTTGATGTGCTCTTATAGGTTGAATTTGTACAGAAATACTTTGAGTATTCACCAAGTCTTTCCAATAATATGGTAGAGCAATCTGTGTTTGATTTCTTAACCTTCCTCTATAATATACTCCAACTTCAGGGCCCTCAATACAAGCATAACGAAGTCTCCATCCTTCTTTAGATGGATGTTTTAAATCGAATGGTTTTGGAGAAGCATCTGCAGCAGCAAATCTTGAAGCAAGTCTTCCTTTGTTACCACAATCTACTGCACCAGCAAAATATGCATCACCTTCAACTCTCAAGACATCAACAGATGCACCACCACTAACATGAAGACCATGAGGAGTTGCACCATCACCCTCTATCAATACGTTACCTCTAGTATTAATACTATAAGGTGTTTCTTTAGTATCTGTTCTACCAACCATTACGGTAGCAGTTCCTGGATAATCTCCTTCCCCAAAGTCATCAACTGCACCTACCTGAAGTGACCCTTGAATATATGAAGACCAATCTATCTTACTTAATCCCTGTCCAAGGGCTTTAGGTGTGGTAAGAGGTTGAGCAACGATAAGTTGTCCACCATAGACCCAAATTTCGTCAAAAGATAATGCCATTAGAATAATTTTCCTGGTTTTGGTATAAGTTTTCTTGCTGATGCAGCAGTTACTCCATTCACAAGTGGAGATAATATTTGTGTTCCTAGTAGACCTGTAAGAACTAAAAGTCCAGTACTCACAATCTTAACTGATTGCTTTCCATCTACTGTAATATTCTTTGAGTCAAGTTTAAGAGTTTCATTTGCTCTTGCCCATAGTACTCCCTCTGGTGCATTACCTGTTGCAACCATCTCAATATCAAGACCTTCAAGTCTAAGTTTACCATTTCTAGCCCTAATAGTAACGTCACCATTTTCTGCATTAATAAAGATAGCATTTTGATTAACCTTATTCTTACGTCCTTCGGCATCTGGATTATTAACTGCAAGATCTTCACCTGCATTAATCTGAAACGCACCAGGAGCATTCATGGTTGTCCAGTATCTACGCTTCCCGTCTTCCTCCATAGCGATGAAATGTCTTCCATCTACACCAACTATCTGAACACTGGCAGTGACATCCCCATCAGGACTCATTGCTCCAAATTTAATAACTCCGTTCTGGGTTCCTATTTCTTGAGCCCAAAAGTTGCTTTTTTCTGCCATCAGTTAGTACTCCCAGTTACGCTGTCTTGAATAGTATCATAGACTCTAACCACAGCACCACCTGTTTGTCGAGTACCTGCATACTTAACACCATCTGCAAAGTAAACATTTCCATAGTATGCTTTACCGTCTACGTATCCATTAATATCTAGACCAACTGTGTCAAATACTTGAACAACGTCATCTAGTGGTGCTACTTCTGGAACAAGAGGATCTCTAACGACATCAAATACAGGACTAAATCTAGCATTCAAACCCGTATCACTTGGTAATGTTATCCTCGGAAGGTCTGTAAAATTTCCTCCCCTCTCAACCTTAACTCCTTTTACTTTACCAAAAGGACTGCATACTAATGATAAAACTGTACCATTCTGTGGTTCGATTGTCAACTTATCTTTAGAGCAATCATAATTAAAACCACCATTGGTAACAATAACATCAGTAAGTTGTAGAAGTGCTGGATATTGTTGAGCATCTGCTGGTGCTGGAAGATAACCAAAACCACTATCAACAACAGTTACTCCTCCAACTTGACCATTTTTTATATCTGCCTTAAGAACAGCACCCTTTCCCGTATTACATGGATCAAATACTTTTATTTCAGGAGCACCTTTATATCCAACACCACCATCCACCATATCAACTGCAAGAATACGACCTTGACTATCTACAACTGCATTACCTGCTGCACCTATTCCTCTACCACCAAAGAAGTTAAGTGTGGGTGGTGGACAAGGTAGTTGTCGTGTAACGCAAGGTTCCTTCCTCAATAGATCACGAACAGTAATCTGATTAACCTCATCTATAGTTAAGTAATTAACTTTCCTATCACCATCAACAAATATAAATTGTGTACCTGGATTTAATGCTTCATAAGCATTTGCTTGATCAACTGTCTTATGCTTAACATAAGTACCAGTGTTGTCAATCCATCCTACGTGTATGTTTTTAGATGAAACTGCCATAATACTATGCCTTTAATACTTTACGAACACCAATTTTTCTTCCACGTCTATTATAGATAGGAACTTCTTCGTACTCTGGTTCAGGTGGTTTCTCTTTTGCATTGTCAGCAGCCTCTGCAATTGCTGCACAGTTTGGTTCATCTTTAGCACCACCACCACCTTCACCTAATGTGTGCTCATCGTTTGGAGAACATTCAAATTCAGGATCGCAATCAAACATTTGTGTAATTGATTGTACAAAGTTCATTGACTCTGCAATGTCAACTGATATTCCACCCATTGAAGAGAGTCCACCAATTAAACCACCACTGTCTGCCATTCCAGCAACAGCACCCATAATAGCTGGATCCAATCCACCTAAACTTTGAATAGCATCAGTAAGAGAACCCATGTCACCAGATTTAATAGCAGCAAAACCCTTACCCATTCCTGCCATTAAACTTACAGGTACACCAAATAGATTAGCAGATTCTGAAAAACCTCCCATAATATCACCACTAGAAATTTGATCCATTATATTACTTAACATTCGTTTTCTACCTAGATCAGTACCAACAGCATTGGCAAGAGTTGACATGACCTCTAACCCATAACCATATTGACCCTGTTGAAATGCTCTGGTCACTCTACCAATAACATTCTTATCAACTCCAATAGCAGAAGCAAATGCTGCTGCCATACCAGAGACAAGAGCACCCTTCTTTAATGAAGCAGTAACATTACGTTCACTGATAGACATGTCAATTGATTTAGTTCCTGCTGACCCTGCTACAGAATCAGTATCTGGATTTGTACCATCATTAGCAGCAGCAACCACATTATCATTCGCTTTACCAAATGATTGTGTAATTTTATTGATAGAAGAACCTAATACTTCACCTAACAGTTCTTCAGTAGAACATATAGGACTTGGTTGATAGTATCCTTTTGGTGCAGGTGATGGTAGTTGTATCCCTTGAGACACATCATCGGGAAGAGTTGGTTGATATGGTATCGGACCAGCACCACCAGTCCCACCACCAACTCCAGCAGGAAGACCAGCACCACTAGCACCACCAGAACCAGTTCCAGTATCACCACTAGTACCCTTTCCTTCTTCTGCATTAGCAGATTGAACTGCTTGTGTCTGTGATTGCTTTGCTTTCCTTGCAAATGAACTTGCCAATGCACCAGCAATCATACCTGATAATCCTTTATTAAGATCATTAAATGTACAACTTATATCTTGTAGTGCTGCAATATTTGTTGTTAATAATACATTCTTAAAAGCAGGTACAGCCAAGATAAGCAACGGTAACGTCTTTAAATTATGTTCATCTATAGTTTTCTGCTGTGCCATATTCATAATGCCCTTCATAGCTCCAGACATCTCACCAGCAGCATCATCAATCATCTTCTGAATATCATTACTTGCAGCAAGAGTTGGCAATCCTGAAGCAACTGCACTAGCATAGTCTTCTTCTTGCCTTTGACGTGCTTCTATCTTCTTACTCAACTCCTCAACCTGTGTCTGAAGATTCTTTGTATCAGATTGATGTAATGGATCTGGACATGCCAATGCATGTTTCCTTTCCATTACATCTTTCATTTTCCTATCTTGTGCAGTCTCCTGATGAATACGATCTGTTGATTCAGTTGTAGCAACTTCTTCAGATGGTTCTTTAGTTGCAATCTGTTCATCAGGAACTATTTTAGACTCATCTTTATCAGCATTTGCGTAACCACTCTGGGGTACAAAGTTTTTACCACCACTTATTCCTGTCTTTAAATCTTTAACTACAGTCTTGGAATTTGCACCCAAGATTCCCATGATGACAGGGACTTGTTGATCTGCACCATCTAAAAAGAAACCGAAGACAAACATTCCCTGTCTAATACCAGGAGTCTGACGTGAACCTGCAAGACCACCACCCCAGACAGAATACATTACTTGAGCCCAAGGTAAATTTTCAGATGCTACTGCAGATTCCTCTCGATCAT